GAAAAGGTAACTATGTAATCTGTTCTTCAGACGTTGCTTCAATCCTTGCTGCTTCTGGTATGCTTGACTACAGTCCTGCACTTAATACTAACTTGAATGTTGATGATACTGGTAATACTTTTGCTGGTGTTCTTAACGGTAAGTTTAAAGTATATGTAGATCCATATGCAACTGGTACTAATCCTGACTACGTAACTGTAGGCTACAGAGGTGCTACTCCATATGACGCAGGTCTTTTCTATTGCCCATACGTTCCTTTAACTATGGTTAAAGCAATTGGTGAAGAAGACTTCCAGCCAAGAATCGGTTTCAAAACTAGATATGGCATGGTTGCTAACCCATTTGTTTCAACTGATGGAACTACTGGTACTGCAAGAGCTAACCCATACTTTAGAATCTTTAGAGTAGACGGAATCATGCAGAACAGCTAATCTTTAATTAGATATGCGATTAAGGGACTCTTCGGGGTCCCTTTTTTTATTTGGCTTTTAAACTTGTATAAATAAATGTATGACTACTGCAAATAAAAACTTTTTAAGTCCCACTGGGTTTCAATTTAAGATCGATTCTACTCAATACGCAAATGTTGAGTATTTTTGTACAGCTGTTACACTTCCAGATTTATCGTTGGGTGAATCGCCATCTCCGTATAAAGGAGCTAATATTGCCTTTACAGGTGATCGTATGGCATTTAGTGATCTGGCTATTAGGTTTAACATAACCGAGGATATGGAAAACTATATCGAAATGTTTAATTGGATGCACAACATTATTGAAAAAGGTGAGTCATTTAAATCTGATGCCACGCTGTCAATACTAAGTAGTCATAACAACGTAACTAAAGAAATTACATTTAGAGATTGCTTTCCTACTAACTTATCAGCAGTTGAATTTTCTACTCAACAAACTGATATAGAATACTTGCAAGCTGATGTAACTATTAAGTATACATACTTTGAGATAAAGTAGCACATATAAATATACATTGTAATGCATATTGTAATGCACATTACAATGTATAAAATGGAAATATTATGAATAATTTAGAACAAATACTTGAGATGTGGAAAAAAGATTCTGTCATCGACGAACTTCAATTAGATCAATCAGCGCGAGATTCTGCTAAGCTTCATTCGAAGTACCTAGAGCTATACTCTGTCAATAAGCTCAGATATAAAAAGCTTGACCTAGAATTTAAGGTGCTACTTAAAGACAAGTTTATGCACTATAACGGTAAACTAAGTCAAGAAGAAATGGACTCTAAGGGTTGGGGTTATGATCCGTTAAATGGTCTTACTGTGTTAAAAGGTGATATGGATAAATGGTATGACGCCGATCCTATCATCCAAGCTCATCAAGCTAAAATGCATTATACCCAAGAGCTTATAGATACATTGAAAGAAATATTAGATAATATTAAATGGCGACATCAGAATATAAAAAATATTATTGAGTGGAATAAATTTACTAGTGGGATGTAATGGATCAGATAATAGTTAAAAAGAAAAATGAAGTCTTTTTAAGTATAGACACAGAGCCGAGCATAGAAATGGAACTATCTGAGCATTTTTGCTTTTATGTTCCTGGATATAAATTTATGCCAGCATATCGCAATCGTATGTGGGATGGTAAGATACGGCTATATGATTTGCGTAAACAGCAGCTGTATAGTGGACTGTTTAAATATTTGTCTGAATTTGCAGACGCGCGGAATTATGAGATTGTAGTAGAAGATAATTCTGTTTTTGGTAGACCTGACAGCACTGAGCTCCACGACGTACCTAGCTTTTTAAAAGATGTAGTGCTTACGGCTAACGGAGATAGTATTACACCTAGAGATTATCAATTAGATGCGCTCTCACATGCGCTTCATAAAAAGAAATCGTTATTGTTAAGTCCTACTGCATCAGGAAAAAGTTTAATAATATATTTAGCTATTAGATATTATTTAGAAATGTATAATAGAAACGTATTAGTTATCGTTCCTACTACATCTTTAGTTGAGCAAATGTATTCTGATTTTGGGGATTACTCATCAAAAGACGAGTGGTCTGTTGATGATAACTGCCATAGAATATATTCTGGTAAGGAGAGATATAATCTAAAACACAGGGTGATCATTACTACTTGGCAATCAATTTATAAAATGCAAAGCAATTGGTTTAAAGATTATGGAATGATCATTGGAGACGAAGCTCATAATTTTAAAGCTAAGTCATTAACGGCTATTTTAGAAAAATGCGTAAATGCTGAGTTTCGTATGGGAACTACTGGAACATTAGACGGTACGCAAACACATCAGTTAGTATTAGAAGGATTGTTCGGTCCAGTGCATAAAGTTACGACTACTAAAAAGCTAATTGAAGAAAATTCTTTATCACAACTGGACATATTTGTCTTGTTATTGAAGTATAATGATGAGTATCGTAAACTTGTATCTAAAATGAAGTACCAAGATGAGATAGATTTTATTGTAAAGTATGGTCCACGAAATAATTTTATATCTAATCTTGCTATGGATCAGGATGGAAATACACTTATACTATTTCAGTTTGTAGAAAAACACGGTAAACCTTTGCACAACATGTTGCGTGAGAAGTTTGATGCATTGCCGAGAAACACTAGGAGATTATTTTATGTATCAGGAGAGACCGACGTGGATACGCGGGAAGAAATTCGAGCGATTACAGAGAAGCAGGACAACGCAATTATTGTCGCTAGTATGGGCACTTTTTCTACAGGTATTAATATTAAGCGTCTACACAACATTATTTTTGCTTCACCGAGTAAGTCTCAAATTAGGGTTCTCCAAAGTATCGGAAGAGGATTAAGGAAGTCTGGAGATGGTATAAATACTAAAGTGTATGATATTGCTGATGACCTTCACTGGAAGACAAAGAAAAATTATACATTAGAGCACGCGGCTGAAAGAATTAAAATATACAGTCGCGAGAAATTTGATTACAAACTACACGATATAAATATATAAATGGAATCGATAAACGAAATAGATATTAGGCACTTTAAGCTAACTAACGGTGAAAACGTAATTTGTTATGTTCAATCTTCGAGTGAGCATGCCTTTATTGTTGAACGGCCTGCGGCCGTGCAGGTTTCACCTGCTGGAGTGTGGACTTTTGCGGATTGGTTTCCATTCTCAGATAAAAAAGTCTTTAAGATAATGAAACGATTTGTCATTAATCATACTGAAGTAGTAGACGAAACAAAAGAGTCATATATAAAGTACTCTTGTCAAGATATGGTTAAAGAAAATATAGAGTCGTTTGAAGATTATAGTGATGAAATTAATATTGATGATACCTTTGAATTTGATGCGGAAGAGACAAAAACAATACATTAGTATACCCCTACCCTCAAGTGGACTCTTATATTACATCACGCTTTTTGTGATTTGTACACCTTTTTATGCAAAAAAACTAATTTAATTTATTGAAAATAACTGTTTACTTTTATGGTAAACTGTGTTATAATATACCATTATAGGAGAATTACATGACTAAAAAAATCAAACCTAAAGATAAGCCACATTATGTGAATAACAAACAATTTTCTCAAGCTGTTATGGATTACGCGATTGCAGCAAGAGCCGCAAAGGATGCAGGTGAAGTCACTCCTACAGTAACTAATTATATTGCATCTTGTTTTATGAAAATCTCAGAAGGACTGTCTCACAGACCGAACTTCGTTCGGTACACTTACCGAGAAGAGATGGTCATGGATGGAGTTGAGAATTGTCTAAGAGCTATTAATAATTACAAAATAGAAACAGCAACAAGAACTGGTAATCCAAACGCTTTTTCGTATTTTACTCAAATATGCTACTTTGCCTTTATACGCAGAATTACCAAAGAGAAAAAACAACAAGATATTAAGTTTAGATTTATCGAAAAAATGGGAATTGAAGACTTTGCTGCTATGGGAATGGATGATAATGGTGCTGCTCAAACTATGGAGTATGTAGATACCTTAAGAGCTCGTATTGATCAGATTAGAACTAAAGATGCTAAGATTAAAGAGTTCGCAAAGATTGAAAAAGAGAAAGAAAAACTAGAACTCTTTATGGTATAATATATGAAAATAGCAATTTTAAATGATACACATTGTGGTGTAAGAAACTCATCTGATATTTTTTTAAAGTATCAAGAAAGATTTTACGAAGAGATATTTTTTCCGTATTTAAAAGAGAATAATATTAAGAACATTCTTCACCTAGGAGACTATTATGAGCACAGAAAATTCGTTAACTTTAAAGCACTCAATGCTAATCGTAAGCATTTTCTTGAGCCTATGCGTGATGCCGGCATTACCATGGATATTATTCCCGGAAATCATGACGTCTATTTCAAAAACACTAACGAGTTGTGCAGCCTCAAAGAATTGCTTGGTTATTTTACCAGCAATGTAAATATTATTATGAAACCTACTGTACTAGATTATGATGGTCTAGGTGTTGCAGTGATTCCATGGATCAATAATGCTAACTATAAAGAGTACGTGGATTTTGCTATGAAGTGTAAAGCACCAATACTAGGTGCTCACTTAGAACTTGCTGGATTTGAAATGATGGCAGGTATTACTAATCCACATGGTATGAATGCTGATATCTTTTCACGGTTTGAAAAAGTACTATCTGGACATTTCCATACGAGATCGTCACAAGGCAATGTCGACTATCTAGGTTCGCAGTTTGAATTTACGTGGGCTGACGTTGATGATCCAAAGTATTTTCATATACTTGATACAGAAACAAGAGAAATTACTCCAGTACGTAATCCTATTACTATGTTTAAAAAGATTGTATATGACGATAGTAATACAGATTATACTAATTTTGATTTTGCTAATTACGAACATAAGTTTATTAAGCTTATCGTATTGAACAAAAATGATCTATACATGTTTGATAAATTTGTTGATAAGTTGCAAAGCATTGAAACATATGAGTTAAAGATTGCAGAAAGCTTTGAAGAATACTTAGGCGAAAGTGTGGAAGATGCAAAAGTATCTTTAGAAGATACGACTGAATTATTGGATTCTTATGTCGAAGCAGTTGACACTGAACTAGATAAAGATCATTTAAAAATTGAATTGAGAAAGCTTTATACAGAAGCACAAAACTTAGAGGTAGTATGATACATTTTAAAAGTGTAAGTTGGAAGAATTTTCTTTCGACCGGCAATGATACAATTAAAGTCCAATTAGATCGAACACCATCAACGCTTATCGTAGGTTCTAACGGTGCGGGTAAGTCAACAATGTTAGATGCATTGTCATTTGGATTGTTTGGAAAGCCACACAGAGACATTAAAAAAGATCAGATGATTAATAGTATCAATAAGAAAGGTACTATTGTTGAAGTAGAGTTTGCTATTGGTAATTCAGATTTTAGAATTTTGAGAGGCATTAAACCTAACAAGTTTGAGATTTGGCAAAACGGTAATATGATCAACCAATCATCGAACGCGAGAGATTACCAGAAGTTCTTAGAACAAAATATTCTTAAGCTAAATCATAAATCGTTTCACCAAGTTGTTGTGTTAGGAAGCAGTTCATTTATTCCGTTTATGCAATTGCCTGCTTGGACGCGTAGATCTGTTATTGAGGATTTGCTAGACATTAACATTTTCTCAAAAATGAACATGTTATTAAAAGAACGTAACTCTAAGATTAAAGACGAACTTACTGAGATTAATCATTCTCTAGATTTATATAAAGCTAAGATGGACACTCAAAGTAAGTACATTAAAGATCTGCAAGCAATTAACAAAGACATGATTGCATCAAAGCAAGGTTCCGTAGAATCATATGAAGAAGATGTTAAGACTCTTGTTAGCGAATCTGCTGAACTAGGCAAAAACCTAGATACATTGACAGAGATTGAAAGCAATAGGCATGATGAGTTATCTAAGAAAGTGTCTGACATTAAATCTGAGGACAAAGTGTTTAAGTCAAAGATTAAAGATCTTGTGACTGAAGCTAAATTTTTCGAAGACAATCAACATTGTCCTACGTGTGATCAAGATATAGACGTGTCTATTAAAGAGTCTAAATTAGCTAAGATTAAAGATGACGCGGCAAAGATTCAAAGAGGCATGAAAGAGCTTGCCGAAGAAAACGACGCATGTGCTATACAACTGACTGAATGTCAAGATACTATGAAAGAGTTGGTTGTTAAGCAAAGGCATATAAACTCTAATAATGATAAGATCAATCTAATTCAAAAAGAGATTGAAAAGATTCAAAAGGAAATTGCTAATTTATTGCAATCATCTGGAGATATTAAAACCGCTAAAGACGAACTTGAATTATTGCGCGACGGTAAAGACGCGATGACCGAGAAAAAACTAGAATATGTAGAAGAGCGCACGTACAATGAAGTTATAGGCGAGATGTTGAAAGATACGGGCATAAAAACAAAGGTTATTAAGCAATATCTTCCTGTTATGAATAGGCTTATTAACCAATATTTACAAGTATTAGACTTCTTTGTCGCATTCCATCTAGATGAAAACTTTACAGAAACTATTAGATCACGTCATAGAGATGCATTCAACTATGCTTCATTTAGCGAAGGTGAAAAACAAAGAATCGATCTATCGCTACTATTTACGTGGAGACAGATTGCTAAGATGAAAAATTCTGCGTCTACTAATCTACTCATCCTAGATGAGACATTTGATTCTTCACTAGATCATGACGGTATTGACAATCTAACAAAGATACTCAATACACTAGAAGATGGCACTAATGTCTTTATTATATCGCATAAAGGTGACATTTTAGAGAATAAGTTTAGATCTAAGATCGAATTTATTAAAGAAAGAAACTTCTCTAAGATCAAGTAATTTCGAGTCCTTATTCCGAAAAGTTATAAGCTTATAATAAATACGTATAAAAACTATATACTTTTTTTAAAAAAAGTGTGTACAAACACCTTAAAACTTAGTATAATGGTACCATATTAAAGATAAGGAGTTAATATGTACGACAATTCAAGCTTACCCAAACTACTGGCGAAAG